TATTTTTTAAATTATTATTTTCAATATGTGTTAAAATATCTACTTCCAAAGTAGATTTTTCAGATTTTATAGATTTAACTTTATCATTATATTTTTTTATTAAATTATCATATTCAATCCATTTTACAACATTTGAATTAAACCCACTCATTTATATAATTATTTATAAATTATTCTTAAATTTAAAACTATTATGAATATTATTAAAATAAATAAAACAACAATCACAATAATTATTTTTAAAAAATATGGATATAATTCTTTGACAATATGTTCTATTAATGGATTTAATAATTCATATTTTATATAATTCATATTTTCTTCTTTTTTAATTTCTTTTGTTATATCTTTTATTGAATTATTTATTAATATTTCAAAACTCATATAAATAAAAAATATTATTATATAGTATGTTTAACTTATTACCTTGTATATTTAATAGAAAAACTGTCAGAAATATAAAAAATGAAACTAAAGATCATATAATTATAAATAAAAATTTTGAAAATAATGAATGTATAATATGTTTAGAATCTATGATAATAAATGATAAAGTTAGAATATTAGAATGTGGACATATGTATCATTATAATTGTATAAATAAATGGATTGAGAAAAAAGGTAAAATAAATTGTCCGTTGTGTTCTAAATAAAATATATACTATAATTATATAGAATGCAGAAAAATATTATGGTATTAGCGTTTATCGTATTTATGATAATAAGTTTCTTAATTTATACAGATTATTTTAATATATTTTATGAAGATCGTATACATCCATTAATTACAGAATTAAATAATAAATTTAATAAACCAACTAAACATGTTGAAAAACAATTTATATGGACATATATTGAAGAACCTAAAGATTTAAATAAAGATATTAATATACAATTATTAAATAAAGAAAAAAATTTTACAATATTATTTAATTTTTGTTTACAGATTATTAATAATAAAATTAATAAAAAATATAATGCTTTACATGTAATATCTCCAGAAAATATTAAAGATTATTTACCAGATTTCCCTATTGAAATGAATGCTGATTCTAAATATCCATTAAAATTTAGAGTAGATTTATTAAGTTCTATGTTATTAAGTAAATATGGTGGATTATTTTTATCACCTGCTACATTAGTAATGAAAAGTTTAGATGAGATTATGTATAAATTAAAATTTAATTATGATTTAATTACATTTGGTGGTTCTGAACGAGTTATTAATTCTTGTAATAATAAAAATAATCCTGGTAATTATGTTATTGCTGCGAAGAAAGATAATCCTGTAATTACTTTATACAGAGATCAAATGTTAGAGAATTTAAGAAAAGATAATTTTATAAATGATACTACTGGTGAAGATTTATTATCTAATTCTATTAGTAAAGTTAAAGATAATAAACACTTTCATTTTGATTGTAGTTATACAGGAAATACAGATATTAGAAATAATTTAATACAAGTAAAACAATATTATGGATATGAACCTATTCAATTTAAAGATAAAGATAATATTATATTTATAGCATTACCTTACGATATTATATTAGATAATACTGAATATCAGTGGTTTAATAATCTATCTCAAGATCAATTCTTTAATTCAAATACACAATTAGCTAAATTAGTATTAGAAGAAGCAAAGAAAATACAAAAGTAAATTTGAATTTAAAATATAAGATAATTTAAAATATATTTAATATGGGTATTAAATCTCTTACACTATCTATTAAAAAATGTGCTCCTAATTCTATTGTTCATGATAATTTATATAAATTATCAGGAAAACGAGTAGCTGTAGATGCTTCATTAATTATTTATCAACAATTACTTAGACATCAATTATTAAAAAATAAGAAAGGTGAAATTACAAATCATATTACAGGATTATTTTATAAACTAGTAAATTATTTATCATTAAATATTGAAGTAATCTTTGTATTTGATGGGAAACCACCTGATCTAAAACAAGAATGTATCAAAGGAAGAAAGAAAAAACAACAAGATGCTAAAGATAAAATGGAATCATGTGAAAATATAGAACAAAAGAATGAATTAGAAAAATCAACATTGCGATTAACAAAAGATATGATAGATAATGTAAAGAAATTATTAGATTTTATGGGAGTTTCATATATTCATATGGATATAGGTGAAGGTGAAGCGATTGCGGCAGAATTATGTAGAATTGGATATGTAGATTATGTTTTAACAGAAGATATGGACACATTAGTGTATGGATCACCTAAATTAATTCGAAATTGTTTAGATAAATCATTAAAAAGAAAAGATATTGTATCAATTATTGATTATGATGAAATGATTAAGGGATTTGAAATGACTGATGAACAATTTGTAAAGTTTTGTATCTTGTGTGGATGTGATTATTGTACAAATATCCCAAAAGTTGGAAACACAACAGCATTAAAACTTATTAAACAATTTAATACTATTGAAGAAATTGTAGAAAATATAAAAAATAAATATGATGTTCCTGATGGATATGTTGAATTATTTAATAAATCATATGAGATATTTATGATGTATCGTGATAAATTAAATGTAGAAGATTTAAATGTTCATAAATCAAATAAAGATGTAGGTGGATTAATTAAATTTATGGTGAATGATATAGAAATGGATGAATTAAGAGTACAAAAAGCAGTTAAAAAATTACAAAATACATTAGGTAATAAGATTTAATTAAATCTTAATAACTTTAGAATGATTAACAACGGGATTATTATTTTCTAGAATCTTTTTAGATTCAATTATTTTTTTGTCTAAACTTTTACAATTATGGGTATGAGTATAACGATGTTTTGCACAGAATTGTCCTTGACATTTACAAGAATATGAAATTAATTTAAGTTTTTTATTACAGAATGAACACCTATCCATAATTTATATTTTATTTAAATAAATCTTGTTTAAATATTCAAATTTATTACCCTCTTAATCTAGTCCCCCAAAATGGGTATTTCATAGATTTAAATTTACCAAATGGAGGGACCCATGTTTCATCGCCCATAATTACCTCGGAACCATATATTTTCCTTATTATACTAAATAAACTTTGATCATGTCTATTACCTTTAAAATTTTTATGTTGATTTTCATTATTATATTTATCAGTTATCAATAATTGATTATCATATAAACATTTTTCATATACTTTTAATAAATTAATTAAATGTTTATTTTTTTTCATAATTAATGCTGTTGCCATATATTGCCCACTTTTAAATATATCTGAGTCAGAATTAACATCAAAGTAATTAAATATTTCTTTTGTTGTATATTTATATTCATTATGATGCATTTGAAATGATAATATACCATAATCAGAATCACTATTTTCTAATTTATCAATATATTCAAAAAATCTTTTTTTTCCATGTTTGTTTATAGTAGAACCAGCATCTAAATAAATTAAATATTCATTATCATTAATATTATTAATAGCATCTTTAATAATATTTAATTTCCATATCCAATATCCACCACCTCTTGACATACTCAAAATATCTTTATATTTCTCTTTAAAATCTTTTGATATATCTTCGGGTCCATATCCTTTCATAGTTTCAAATTCTTGAAAATCTGCTGCTTCTTTTAATATTCTTTTTTTAGATTTTTCAAAATTAATATCACTATATGTTATAAAATGGTATTTAATTATTATTTAAAAATACAATTATATTTTTAAATAATTAATGAAATATATTACATACAATCATACCTCACATGCAAATAATTGGTCAAATGGTTCCGTATTTCAAGAAATATTATCTTGTTATATATTTTCTATCGTATGTGATTTAAATGTTGTATATCATAATTCCTGGAAATATTGTGGAGGATTCATAACATATGATTCATTCCAAATAAATAATGTGAAACCATTGGAAAAATATGATAATATAATTAATATAAATAATTTTTTGAAATGGGAAAGTATATCATTTGATGATTTAATGAATATAAAAAATTTTATAGATAATTGCAAAGATAATACATTAATCATATTAGGTAATGTATGTTTAATAAATCCATCTTTCTTATATAAATGGTATAAAGAAGGTTTACTAGAAAAAGATTATTATACTGAATTATTTTTACCCAGACTTAGAGAATTATATTTTTATGATCATGATAATACACAAATTAATCAATTTTATATTCATATTCGAAATGGTGATATTGGTAAAAGATTTTATAATGAGGGTTTAACATTAGATTATTATACCGATATTATTAAAAAAATAAATAGTGTAAGTGATATTAAAATAAATATAATGTATGAAGGTGATACACAAAACTCAAATGTTACTTTATCACATTGCTATGTTGAATTAAGAAAAAAGACAAATTATAATCATTTATGGTGTAGAGAATTAGGTAAATTACCAAATGTAATATTGAATGAAGGAGATTTAGATAATTTAGATAAACAAATAAATGAATTATGTCGTGCTAAATATTTGTTAATATCACCTAGTCATTTTTGTTATTATTCAGGTATTATATCAAATGGATTAAAATTTGTTGATAATAAAATATTAAATATGCATACAGATGCATTAAAAAATACAATTGATTTACCAAACTTTGTAGTTTATAGTAATTTTAAAGATGTGTTAAATTATTTAAAAGAATAAAAATTATAAAAATATTATGAGAAATATTGTTATATTAGCAGCCGGACCGCCTAAACCTGGTAGAGAAAGACATACTGAAATTAATAAAAATAATGGAAAAATAATAATTGATGATATTATTGATAAATGTACAATTGAAAATACAAAATTACATATTGTAATTAATCCAAAAGTAGAAAAGTTAATAAATCATGTAAAAACAAATCATAAAAATATAGAGATATTACATCCTGAGGATGAAAAAATACATTCAACATTAAAAACAGCATTATCTGTTAAAGGTGATTGCGTATTAGTTTGCGGTGATTTAATTAATTTACAATACGAAGATGTTAATAGATTTGTTGATACAAAGTATAATGCTGCAATATGTAGATATAAATACCGATGGGGTCCAAATATTGTTGGACAAAATTATATTAGAAGAAGTGATATAGATGATTCTATTATGTTAATAGGTGAAAAATATAAAGACTATTATTTAAGTGATAAAAATTTACAAAAAGCAATTAATTATTTTAAAAATTTTTATCCTAATAATATAATAAATTATGATGCACAAAATGATATTGGAACACATTTAGATTATAGTTTTTTCTTTAATATTTGGAGCGAAGAAGGTATTAATGAATATGATGATATAGGAACATTATTTTATGAACATATTGTTTATGAAGATAATGATTAATATTTAAATATTTAAACCATTTATAAATTATTATGAATAATATTTATGTTGATATGGTTGGTGATTTATTTCACATAAATCATATTAATTTATTAAAAAAAGCAAAAGAATTTGGTAATAATTTAATAGTTGGTATTCATTCAGATAAAGATGTAGAATCTTATAAATGTGTCCCTATATTAACTATGGAAGAAAGAATTGGTGTAATTGATTCTTGTAAATATGTAGATAAAGTAATACCAAATGCTCCATTAGTTATTACCAAAGAATATTTAGAAGATAATAATATAGATTTAGTAATACATGCTCATAATTTAGATGAAGAAGATAAATATAATAAATATTATAGTGAAATTATTAAATTAGGTAAATTTAAGAGAATAGATTATCATGAAGGTGTATCAACAACAAATATAAAACAAAAGATTATTAAAGAATATCTAACCAATCAACTTAAGATCATATAAATCTTTTGGTTCTCATATATTCATTTTCATAAATGTATCTACATCTAAACATAGATGATTCTTTGAGGCAATCAATTATTTTTGTTAATATGTTTTATCATATATCATTGTATTAATATCTTCACTAATATTACTCATATCATCTAACATTAAATGATTATAATCTGTATACCTTTGTTCTATATCACTATATATAGGTCTTTGTGTTATTGTTCTAGGCATAATTATTAACCAATTATCTTTTTCTTGTAATTTCATCCAATGACAATCTATCGCATTACTGTTATATTGACCATCAGGATCTTTTAATAATAATTGAATACCTTCTTTTATATTATTTATTAATGTATCATAATAATGTTTTTTTACAATATACCCGGTAGTTGTAAAACTTTTAGTAATTTTACATATATCTTCATTTATTTTATAAATAGGTGATCTTAAATTCCCTGCTAATAAAAATACATCAAAATTATTATCTAATATATTTTTTATTTTTTCATTATACCATGATTTTCTCATAAATTGTATATCATCTTCTACAATAACAATATAATCTAAGTTTTTTTCTTTTGCCATCTGTATTAATTTTAAATGACTCATAGAACACCCAACACGACCATTCGTTGTTTTTATAGCATTAAATCTTTCATATTCCCATCCTAATTCATTCAATTCATTTTCAACTAATTCTTTTCTATCTTTTCTTTCTTCTAAATTTATGTAATGAACATTTTTTAACATTTTTAAATATAAATTAATATTTTTTTAAATAATAATATATAAGCATATGTCAAGTTGGCCGACATGTAATAAATCAAAAAGAATTATTAAAGTTGTTGAAGAATCTGAAGTAACTATATTTGGTGATGAAATGGCATTATGGTCTCCTAAATCTAATTCGAGTGATAATCAATTAAC